ATGGCTTACACCGATCGGGGCGATCTGATGAGCCGCCGTGGCTACAAGACGGGGTCGCTGTTCCAGCGCTGCGAGGCCCGGTACGGATGCCCTTCTCTGGTCGACGGGCCTCCGCATCCGGAGACCGGGAAGCCGACCAAGGTGCGGCCCAAGCACAAGTGCAAGGCGCGCTGGTACGGCTCTGTCGAGGCCGGCTTCACGGACGACGGCGAGCGTCGGCGGATCACCGTCTCCGGCAAGACGAAGGGCGTCGTGCAGCGCCGTCTCGACGACAAGGTGCTCGAGGTGAAAAGCCAGGGACCGGCGAATGTGAAACGCAGCATTACGGTCGCCGCTTGGTCGTCGGAATGGCTCGAATATCTGACCAAGGAAATCCGCCCGAATTCCCTGACCACCGACAAGGCGGCGCTGAAGAAGATCGTCGGGGCGATCGGCAAGCGGAAGCTCTCCGAGCTGGCGCCGTCCGACGTGCGCGCCGTGGCGAAGAAGATCAAGGACGACGGCGGATCTGGGTCGACCGCGGTGCGCTACCACGGCACTCTGATGCGCCTCCTGAAGGCGGCCACCCAAGAGGGCTACTCGGTCCCCCAGAACGTTCTCCTGGGCAAGCCGCCGAAGAAGTCGAAGAACGACCGCGACGCGATGACACCCGAGCAGTGCATCAAGATGGTCGAGTACCTCACCCGCCGCGATGACGATGGCCAGCTGCTGATCCCGCACGCGAGCCGCTGGATCCTGGCGCTGCTGCAGGGACTACGCCAGGGCGAGGCAATCGGCCTCACGCGCGATGTGGTGTGGCTCGACCGTTCCGCGATGGCAGTGGCGTGGCAGGTGCAGTCGCTGAAGTACAAGGTCACGGGCAATCCGGCCGCCGGGTTCGTGATGCCGGATGAGTACGAGGCCCGCCGCCTCGCGGGAGCGACACACCTCGTGCGGCCGAAGTCGGACGCTGGCTGGCGCATGATGCCGATGGTCCCGTGGGCGGGTATGGCGATGACTGAGTGGTTCCAGATCCAGACCCCCAATCCGCACGGGCTTGTCTGGCCGGGACGCGTCATCGAGGCGAACACCAGCCGGCGAGGGAAGATGCACGAGGCCCAGACCTGGCCGAGGAACAAGGCGAACGACCGCGACGAGTGGTACGGACACCAGCTGCAGGTCGGCATCCAGCACCCTGACGGCCGGCCGTTCAAGGTCCATGAGATCCGGCACTCGACGGCATCCCTGCTGCTGGCTCTCGGCATCGACGAGCCGATCCGGGTGGCGATCATGGGCCACAACTCGCACGCCTCCACGAAGGCCTACGAGCACGTCGATCTGACGCCGATGCTCGCCGCCCTCAACCAGGTGAGCGACGTGCTCGGCCTGCCGGCGGTGACGCCACCCTCAGTGGTCGCTGGCGAGATCGAGGGCGTTGAGGGGTCCGTCTAGGTCGTCGTCGAGGTCGAGGAACTGGCCCTTGGTCTCCCACCAGCGGCGCCACGCCTCGATGAGCTTCGGCGTGACGCCGAGTTCGATTGCCAGCGCCGCGAGGCGGTGTCCGACGGCCTCCTCGGCGGCCCGGTAGGCCGCGGGGGTGACCAGCAGCGCGGCGCCGTACTCCCAGGCGCGGCGCTCGTTGGTCGGGTTGGAGCAGCCGTGCCCAAACTTCTCGTGGCCCAGCTCATGGCCGAGGGTGGCCGTGGCCTGCCTGACGGTCAGGCGGGGGCTGAGGGTGATCTTGCCGTCGTCGCGTTCGTAGCCGCCGCGGCGGTACTCGCCCATGTCGTCCCACTCGACGCTGACGCCGAGGTCTGCGCAGTGCTGCAGGGCGGCGTCGAACCGGTCAACCGTCACTCCCCTGCCATGTCGCGCTGACCCCTCCTGTCTCCGGCGACCGGCCTCCGCACTGGACCGGCGTCACGAGGAGAGGTCTATCGGAGGGGTCCGACAAGGCCTCCCGAGGGCCTCCGTCACCAAGATGGTGATGCAGGTTCCCAACCACGACTGGACAACTTGACCAGTCGTGGTTGGACGGGGTCGCGTTTGAAGCGCGACCCCGTCGTACTCACAAAACCGCAGGTGAGAGGGGCGCAAAGGGTCGGATTTCAAATCCGACCCTTTGCCCGCGACCTGAAGGGTTGCACTTCAAGTGCGACCCCTACGGGATGTCCGACTCCTCCTGCTCAGACTCGATCGTCCACTCTTCGTCGTGGGCGGCGAGGGCGTAGTCGTCGGCTCTCATTTCCTCGTCGCGAAGGGCATCGGCGACCAGTTCCCGCAGGTGCTCGTCATGGACTCCGGCTTCGGCAAGCTCCTGCTCAACAATGGATCGCGACTGTTGAGCGGTCTGCCATAGCTTGCTGTTGGTTGCCCTGCTGACCGCGTACAGAATGCGTCGGCGGAGATCCTGGCGCTCCCTCTCGTCATACTTCGACAGCAAAGCTCGCAGCACGTCCCCGCGAATTCGCTCTTCGCCGCGCTCGGCAGCGGCTGCGTTGCTGGCGGCGTCCATGACGCTGACTAGCAGGACCTTCGACGACATCGTGAGCGCTCCCTGCGCATCCTTGTAGTCCAGCAGTCCGGCGGCGACAAACGCCTCTACCGGGTTGCGGCCGTAGGCTTGAGCAAAGGCGGCAACGTTTCCCGCATCAGTCGGCTGCGTAACGCCGGTGAGCCACCTGCTGACCGCACTCGGACTGACACCACTCTTCTCGGCGATCTCCTTACGGCTACTTGTTCCGGAGACCCGTGCCACGTAGGCGGGCCAGCTTGAGCGATCACTCATGGTCTCTATTGTGATGCGTGTATGCACGCATGTCTACACTTCTCAGAAAGGGTTGCGTGCACGCACGCACGGACGTAATGTCCCCGACATGCACCAGATCAAGCTCCGCGATGGGGCGCTCAGGGACTCGATGAAGCGCGCGGGGATTGAGAGTCGTGACGAACTCGCACGCCGGGTCGGGGTGGACCGGGTCACGGCGTACCGCCTGGAGGTCGAGAAGGTCCTACCTTCGCCGAAGTTCATCGCCGGCCTGCTGATCCTCACGGGCTGCGCCTTCGAGGACCTCTTCGAGATCGTCAAGGACGCCGCCTGATGAGCACCCTCGACCTCTTCGCCTTCCGGGGCCAGAAGGTGCGCGCGAAGCTCATCGACGGAGAGCCGTGCGTCCTGCTGGCCGATGTGATTGCCGTTCTCGGCATGAAGTCCTCCGCCGCACAGGTCGCACAGCGCCTACCAAAGGGGGTCCAGAAAACGGACCCCCTTGAGACGGCGGGCGGAATCCAGAACGCCACCTGGGTCACCGAGCCCGGGTTCTACCGGGTCGTCCTCCGATCTAGCTCACCGCTCGCCGAGCCCTTCATCGAGTGGCTCACCGAGGACGTACTCCCGACGATCCGCAAAACCGGCTCCTATGGGTCCGGCGGCGTCGACATGATCGCCGCTCTCCCCGCTGCTGAGCTGGTGGCGCTGGTCGGCAAGGTGTCCGAGCGGCTCGCTGAGACGGAGAGCCGGGCCGAGATCGCAGAGGCCGAGGTCAAGGAGCTCACTCCTGCCGCACAGGCATGGCATGACATCGCCGGAGCGACCGGTTCGTGGGCAGCCCGCGAGGCCGCACAGATGCTCTGCAACGCCGGTGTAGAGATCGGACAGAACCGACTTCTCGCCAAGCTCGACGAACTCGGCTGGACGTTCCGGCAGGGCGCGCAGCGACACATCAAGCAGGCCGCGCGAGAGGCCGGGCTTCTCGAGCCTCGGGCCTACGCGCCCGGCTACAAGCCGAGCGGTGAGCGGTTCCAGCTCGCGCCGCAAATCAGGATCACCGGCAAGGGGCTCGACAGGCTCTTGCGCGAACTCGTCCAGACCGAACCTACCGGAGACGCACGATGACCGACTACTTCGCGGCCGAGAAGGCCATCACTGAGATCTTGGCGAGCCTCCCGGACGAGGAGCTCCCCGAACTCAACGTCAAGGTGGAAGGCGGCTATAGGGCTGTCGGAGATTTCGACGGTCTTGTGGTCCGCACCCTGGGTGCTTGCACGCTCGACGGCAAGCCCGTGGTTGGCAACTTCAGGCGCGACGGCGTTGAGAACGTCCTGGTCATGGAGGCCATCCACCGCGCCGAACTGCGATGGTGGGACGGCGTCCTTGACCAGCCGATCTCGGGTCCGGTCACCCACACGTGCAACCGCTGCGGGGTGTCCTGGACCGCACCGGTTCTCGCATGCTCGGAATGTGACGGCGGTGCCGAATGACCGCCGCCACCACTCCCCTGTCGTACACGACGACCAGCGCCGCCGCGGCGACCGGCCTCTCGGCGAAGACCATCAGCCGCGCGATCAAGGCTCGGAAGCTGCGGGCCAAGCGCAGCAGCGTGACCGAGGACGGCGAGCCCACCGGCTCGTACCTGATCCTCCACGACGAGCTCATGGCGTGGCTCCAGAGTTTGGAGGACGCGTGAGCGCCCCGCCGGCCATCGAGGTCGCGCACAGCAACACGGGACATTCGGCCGTCATCCGAGTGAGCAGGGCGATGCGACAGCGACTCGCGGCCGCCCTGTCGTCGGCGACAGGCATGTCGTTCCGTGACGCCCGGGCGATCATCGCGCAGCGCGCCGGTGACCCGGTCGAGGAGATCGAGGCGTGGCTCCGGGCGACGTACCGGATCGACCCGACTGGCGTGAAGGCAGTGCGCCAGGCCGATCGAGGTGTTCAGTGTTGAACACCTTCCAGCCCATGCCGGAGTTGACGGAGGAGGAGCTCGACGCCCTTCGTCGCGACGTCGCCGAGAACGGGATCTTGGTGCCGATCGTCGTCGATCAGCACGGCCGCATCCTCGACGGCCACAACCGCTGGCGTGTCGCCGCCGAGCTCGGTGTCGACTGCCCGCGAGTGGTCCGCGAAGTGTCCGACGACGACGAGGCCATGTCGATGGCGGTCACCCTGAACTGCGCACGACGACACCTGACCCGTGAGCAGCAGCGGCAGATCATCGCCAACGAGCTGACCCGGCGCCCGGACGACTCCGACAGGGCGATCGCGCGCCGGGTCGGATGCTCCCCCTCGACCGTCGGCGCCGTGCGCCGTGCGGTGTCCAACTTGGACACCGAGGACGATCCCCAGGACCTCGCCGCGAGGCGCGAAGAAGCTGAGCAGCGGGTTGATGCGACGCTGCAAGCGCTCGTCAGGGTCCGGAACGTGATCATGGACTACGTCATCCTCGGCCTGACGTGGCAGGTCTCCACCGAGGTGATGATCACCCAGCTCGTGCGCTCCAAGCAGCGACACGTGCAGACCATGACCGAGCGCGCCCCCGAGATCGTCGACATGTTCTCGACGTTCATCTTCGACGCCGTCATCGACGCACTCGCGGATCCGATGACCTGGGACGAGTACGTGCCGATGCTCGGCATGCGCATGCCGCCGGCGCAGGAAGAGGACTTCCTCTACGGCTTCATCGAGATCGGCGACTGGGGAACGAGGGAAGTGGCGTGAGCAAGGACCAGACCACCTACACCTACGACGTCCGCGGCGTGTACGTCGCCGCCTCGGACGCCAACCGCATCCAGATCCGGCTCATGGCCGACGGGGTGCCGATCCGGACCTGGCGCATCGACGGGGCAACCCTGCTCCACCTGCTGCTCCAGCACGGCGCTCACTGAAGTGCCGGACAAAGAAGTGCCCCACGTCGAGGACAAGTCGACGTGGGGCTGGGGATCCGAGGATCCATCTCTCAACCAGAAGGGTACGACAGAAATGGGCAAGAAGCTCACACCGATCACCGGGGTTCGTCCCGGCGATCGCATCAAGGTGCCGGTCGACGGCAAGGCCACGTGGTGCACGGTCGCCAAGGCATGGACGGGAAAGACGCTCGTCCGCATCGAGTTCACGGACGGCGACGTCGTCGTCTACAACGACATCGTCCTCGTCCCCTGCAAGCCGATGGATCGCGAGAAGTACGACTGCCCGGACTGGTGCGAGCGCTTGGACCACGCCGCTGACCTGGTCGACGAGAACAACCCGCCACTCCACTACGGCCCCGAGTTCGCCCACCTTGCCGTCACGCAGGTCGGCGCCGGGCCGCCCAAGGTGCGCGACGACAGCATCACCTTCACGACCCCCGAGGAGCTTCGCGCGCTGGCCCGCGACGCCAAGATCGCCGCCGGCTGGCTCGAGGTCGGAGCCATGACCTCCTTCATCGACCCGCTGGTGTGCCCCGAGTGGTGCGTCGACCGCGACAAGGACGTCCACCGCGCTGGCGAGACGGCGGCGCTCACGATCCATGACGGCCGAGTGACCTTCACGCACTACGGACCCGAGTGGGGACCGGCTGGCGAGCCGTGGTTCCAAGCGATCGGCGAGGTGGACGTCCTGGCCAGCACGATGCGGACCTTCATCTTCGTGACCGACTCTATGGGAGCCATGGAGACCTCCTCTCCCGCGGAAGTGCTCGCGATCGCTGACGCGGCTCGCGCGGCCGGTGAGTGGATGGGGGCGCACCGATGAACGTCGACGTCGACTCTGAGTACCTGCTCAGCAAGGTGCCGCCGTGCCCAGACTGGTGCCGCGACAAGCACGATCATGATGTCGACCAGCTCGCCAAGGGCGAGCGGTCCCGGATCCACTTCTCGAATGCGCTCGAACGATCTTCCAGCGTCCTCTTCGACGACAACCCCAGCAGCCCGACCCCGTGGTCGTTCGAGACACCCGAAGTCGAGCTGGTCGGCAAGACGGCCGGCGAGCTTGCCAGCGAGATCCGCGAACACGGCAATGACCTCCGTCGAACCGCCGAGTGGCTGGAGCGCATCGAGGAGGCCGGCCAATGAGCGCCACCACCGACAACGTCACGCGTGGGCAGATCCTCGAAGAGCTGCGCGGCCTCAATGCTGATCTTCAGCGCAACCGCGAGGCCTTGGAGCGGATCGAGGGCATGGCCGATCGCCTCCTGGCCCTCGAAAGCAAGGTAACCGAGCTCGAGGAGGCACGCCGATGACGATCTCGATCCCGGAACAGGTCATCAATGACGGCGAACAGATCAGCGAAGCTCGACGGTATCGGAAGGATCGCGAGCACCTCTTCTGGGTCAAGGACATGGAGCAGGCCTACCGCATCGGCGAAACAGCCAAGTCGCTCTGTGGCGTGGTGAAGAGGTTCAAGCAGGACGCGCGCGCGGCCGATTCGGCGGCGCGGCGGCTCACGGAGAAGCGCCCCAAGGACTCCCAGATCCCGGAGAACTGTGTCACCTGTGTAGACGTCTATAGCCGCAAGATGTGGGCACGGCTGTGAGCGCCGAGCGAACCGACCGTCGCGTCGGACCGCGCCCGCGACAGCATGCTCTCTGCTGTGGCTGCGGAGCCATTCGGACCGCCGCCGTCTCCACCTATGTCTCGCCGCCGCCGGGCGTCGAATGGCCCGACCGCGGTCACCGGCTCTCGTACCTGAAGTGCGCCGGCACCTGCGGATCGAGGACCTGGCACGCCCTGATCTGCACGCCAGACATGGACTGGGCCAACCGTGACGAGGCGGAGGACCGCGCCCGCGACAAGGCCCGCCGACGAGTTGAGCGGCGCCTCGCCGGCCTCAAGGCGATCGGAGTCACGGTCACGCGATACATCGACCCTGACGAGATGCAGCTTGAGGATGCCCCGGTCGACGTCATCGAAGACAGGGAACACCCGGAGCGTGGCACCGGCATTGAGGTCCGAGTATGCGACTCCGCACCGCCCGCATCTGTGTTCAAGGCTCTCGATGACGTCGAGGACGTTCTTGATGACCTCGATCTACTAGGCGACTGGAATGCCGAGCCTGACGGCAGCGCGTGGCGCGGTATCGCGATCCGTCAGCCGGGACTGCGGGATGGGTGTGCCCGATGAGCATCGCGATCCTGCAGCTGGTCCCAGACCTCGATGAGGTGAGTGAACCTGACGCCATCGAAGTCGATCACCGGCGCTACGACCCCTGGGAGCACCTAAAGGCCTGCTTCCCTCACCTCACTGTTGAGCTCGTCGACTCCATCGACGGCTCCGACAAACTGGGACAGATCTACTTCGACGACGACCGGATCGAGTTGCGCGCTGACCTCACGTCCGACGAGACGCGAGCAACCCTCACGCACGAATTGATCCACGCCGAACGAGGCGGGGCACTCGAGGTGCACCGTGATCTCGAAGAAGACGTCGTGGACCTGGTGATGGCAGCCCGCTTGATCCCGGTCCATCGCATGCCCACCCTGATCGAGGATCTCCGCGCGGCCGGCAGGGCCAGTGTCCTTGCGGCGGATGTCGGAGTCGACCTCTACACGATCTACGCCGGGCTCGCTCTCGCAGTTGCCGTCAAGGTCATGGGCGGCTATCGGGAGGACGAAGTGAGCCCGGCACTTGACGTCATCGCCAACGTGGCCCGCGACCTGGCCCCCACGGCTCGTCGAGGGCGACTTGGGGTGATCCGATGACCAGGACGACGACCCAGAACATCGACATCACCTGCCCTGACTGGTGTGTCGAAGACCCGGCACACCATGCCGCCGAGCTCTGGAACGTGGGTGGCTGCATCCACCTGATGCAGGCGACCGCCGAAGACCGCACCGGCTATCACGAAGCCCTCGCCAAGCCTCGGTTCCACGACGCCGTCCTGGTGGACCTTCACTCGTTCACGAGCCCGGAGAACCATGAGGACACCACGCCCACGGTCCGCCTGACGCACGGCTCGGAGATGAGCGTCCAGCAGGCCGCGGACCTCGCCAAGGCCCTCCTGCAGATGATCGCGACGTACCGCGAGAGCGGAGGTGTGGCATGACGACCTGGGGCTACGAATCGAGCGTCACGAAGACCCTGATCAAGCTCGGAGGCGTCAATCTCATGGTCGACCCGACCGCCATCGAGTGCATCGAGCCGGCCCGCAACGACAGAGGAACGGTCATCTCCACGGCCGCCCGCAGCTACGTCACAGATGCGCCCTTTGACGACGTCATCAAGGCGCTCAGCAAGGGAATGAAGGAGGCAAGTCGATGACCTGGCAGTACGACCCCCCGGGCACCGTGGCCATGCTCCATCTGCGCTTCATGTACGGCGAGACCGAGGTCCTTGCCCAGATGGACGAGGACGGGTTCTGGCGATCGGTGCGTGGCCACCAAGTGCACGCCGGGAGCGACAACGTGGTGGCTGCACGTCGAGTGCTTGTCATCGACCCCGAGGACCCTGAGCAGGTCGAACAGCTGGCGAAGCGCCATTGGGATGCCTCTGGGATCCCGTTCACCGACGCTCCCTGGAGCAGGCGGGGTCTCAGGATGCAGGCCGCTCTCCGCGCGATGCTGGCTGATCGCAACATCGACGACCTGAGGCCGACGTCGAGGCCGATCCCGGACAGCCGGGAGATCAAGGACGCCGCAGCCCGCGGCTACCTCCGTGGCGTTGCCCAGAGCGTCACCACCCGCGACGCCGGGGAACTACGCCGTGGGGCCGGCGCCTCCATCGCGATCACCGTCATCGCGTGGGACCTCGACGATGCCCAACGTAGCGAGCTGCTCGCGCGCGTCTCCCTCGTCGCGGGCGACTTCCCCGAGGTCACCGTGTCGTCCAGTCGACCAGCGGGGAGCGAGTGATGGCCTTCCATCTCACGCGGTCAGCAGTCGCGCCCTCGTCCAAGTGGTGTGGGCAGACCCAGCCCCACGGCGCCCACGCCTGGGTCACCAAGCAGAACACCTACGCACAGTGCGGAGGCCACCGATGAGCAGCCGCATCTCCTGCTGGCTCCGTGGCCACCAGTGGGCACCTCCGGGCTCGAAGGTCTGGTCGGACCTCTTCGGCAACCTCTGGCGCATCCAGCGGTGCCGCCAGTGCGGGGCGACCCGCCGCGTCCTCCATCGCCGCTGGGACGACAGGGGGCGCTATGCCTGAGTCGTCGACGCCGCTGCGCGAGCAGGTGGCGCAGGCGATTGTCGACTACTGGGCCGAGCCTGACGGTTACCGCCTGGTCGAAGTGACGATCACCGACATCCCTGCCGTTGCCGGCGAGGTGACCGACGCCCTGATGCCGCTGATCGAGGCGCATGGGCGAGCCGAGCGGGTGGCCGAGCTGCGGGAAGCAGCGGATGACCCTGCCGTCGCCCGCACCTCCGGGAGCAGTGGCCCCTATGTCCACGCGTGGCTTCGTAGCCGCGCCGACCGAATCGAACGAACCAAGAAGGCGCCGCTCGATGACAGCACGCCGCCACGCACTCAGCTCGAGGGCCCGATGCCCTTGAGCGAGTGCGTGGCCGAAGTACGCGACCAACTACTGAAGAGGGAGACCCAGATGAACCGTGACCACACTCGGGACGAGCCCGAGGGCGGGCGCTGATGGCCGGCGTGTACATCGAGATCGACACTGACGACACGATGGTGCTCGCTGACCTTCGCGCCTTCCTCCGCCTCGCCGAAGGCATGCCGGGAGAGACGCCTGTCGAGGAGTTCACGGTCCCCGGCCATGACGTCGTGCAGGGTCTCCGGATCGCGGTGCGGATCGGGGTTCGCGACTGATGGTGCGCAACAGCGTCAAGACGATGGTCAACGGCGACATCTGGAACGACCCGGACTTCCGTCAGCTCCCCGCGGACGCACAGAGGCTCTACCTCTACCTGTGGACCTCTCCCCTGCGCACCTACTGTGGGTCGCACGACTGGCGCCCGGGACGGATCATCGCCTACGTCTCCAACGTGTCGCTCGATGGCATCAGGAAGGCAGCAGACTGCTTGATCGCGCGCCACTTCATCGTGCTCGACGAGGGGACCGAAGAGGTGCTCGTGAGGTCGTGGGCGAGGTTCGACGGGCTGATGGCCGGCCGGAACATGGCCGTCGCGCTGGCCTCGGCGTGGCACTCCCTGGCCTCGCCGACCCTCAGGGAGGTCGCCGCCCACGAGGTGAAGCGAATCCATCGCGACAACCCAGGATTTGCATGCTGGCAGGTCGACTCGGTGAAGGCCATCCTGGCCGCTCCCTCGCGGTCAGCGAAGGAGCTCCCGGTTCCGAATGACCCCTGGGCTAACCCCTCGGCTAGGGGTTCGGTTGACCCATCGGGAAACCCTTCCGGAACAGCTTTGTCGAAGGAGTCCGTTGACCCGTCCGAAAACCCCGGCCCTACTTCTAGCTTCTTACTTCCTACTTCTAAACCCCCTGTGGTTAAGGGGGGTGTGGGGGGAAACGACTCGACGCCGAAGGACGCCGGTCGCAAGCGCCCGGCCAAGCCGATCCCCGATGACTGGCAGCCCAACGACAGCCATCGAGCGTTGGCGACCGAGAGCCAGCTGGACCTCGATGCCGAAGCTGAGCACTTCCGCGACCACGCCCACGCCAATGACCGCCGGCAGGCCAACTGGGACGCGACGTTCCGGACCTGGCTGCGCAACGCCGTGAAGTTCAACCGCGGTCGAGCCGATCAGCCGCCGAAGCCACCCGCATCGCTACCCGACGTCCGCGACCTCGAGAAGCCACCCCCCGGCCTGAGCACCGCCGAGTACGTCGCCTGGGCCCACGAGCAGAAGCGACGCCGGGAAGAGGGCCAGTGAGCGAACCTCGCTGCGACATCGCCGCCGAACGACTCCTGCTCGGCGCAGTCCTGAATGGTCACAAGCCCGACCCCATCGCCAAGCTCATCAATCCCGCCGACTTCTACCAACCTCGCCACGAGGCCATCTGGCACGCGATCCTGCGCGTGCGCGACGCCGGCAACCCGATCGATGTCGCCTCGGTACGGGTCGCGCTCGACCAGGCAGGATCCCCGATCGATCCGCTGTACCTCGCCGAGCTCTACGGCGAAGCGAGTCTCACCGCCGACGGCACTTGGCATGCCGAGCGCGTCGCCGAAGAGGCCCGCTCTCGGCGGCTGGTCGCTGCCGGGCTCGCGATCATGCAGGCCGGAGAGTCGCGCGAGCTCCCCGCGGCCGATGCTGCCGCCATCGCCCACGCGAGGCTCGCCGAGGCGACCAGCGGGAACACCCGAACGGCGCTGGCGTCCATCGGCGAGATCCTGCCCGAGGTCATCGCCCAAGCTGAGAGCGGCGCATCGCCGGCCCTGTCCACGCCCTGGCCGGACATCGACCGGATCATCGGCGGCATGGCGCCCGGGCGGCTCGTGGTTATCGGCGCGCGGCCCGGCGGCGGAAAGTCCACGATGGGCACCAACCTTGCCGCCCACATGGCCGGGCGACACGGTCACGCCGCGCTGATCATCAGCCCAGAGATGCCCCGCATGGAGGTCGTGCAGCGGATCACCGCGTCCGAGGCTCGCGTCGACGTCGGCGACCTGATCAACGGCACGCTCGACGAGCGCCAGTGGGGCAACATCCGCGACCACTACGACGACGCTGCAGCGCTGCCGATCCTGGTCGACGACGACTCCATGCCGACCGTGGCCAGCATCCGTAGCCACGCCGCCGAGGCCAAGTCGCGCTACCCCGACCTCGCGCTCATCGTCGTGGACTACCTCCAGCTCATGTCCATCCCCGACGCACCCAAGGGCTCCAGCCGCGCCACCGCGCTTGGCATCGTCACCCGAGGCCTCAAGGTCCTCGCCCGCGAGACACACGCCTGCGTCGTCGCCATGGCCCAGCTCAACCGGGAAGGCGTCAAGAACGGCAACAAGCCCACGATGGGCGACCTACGCGAATCGGGCTCGATCGAGAACGACGCTGACCAGGTCATCCTCCTGCACCGGCCCGACGACGACCTGCCCGAAGTGGACGCGCTGATCGACAAGAACCGCTGGGGGCCGAAGTCCAAGGTCCCGTTGTACCTCGCCGGCCACTACGCCCGATTCGACTCAGCCACAACCGGAAGGTGAAGCGCATGAACAACCAGGATTGCTCCGACCCGTACTGCGGATCCGGCGAGGACCTCTCCGCCGAGGACCTCGAGATCGTTGAGACCGAGGCCGAGCAGCGCTACCGAGCGATGGCCGGCATGGACCAGCCGTTGGCGGTTCGAGCTGCTCGTGCCCAGGAGCACCGGGTCCGGCTCGCCGAGCTGCGCGAGTACGACGCCTCGATCATGATCTCGGTCATGGCCTGGGACCTCGACGAGGCCGCCAGTGAGGCCCTGTTCGACCGCATTGCTGACGCCGCCCACGAGCTCACCGAGAACGTCAGCTGCGCGGCGACGCTGGCGACCAGACCAGCCGACCCCGTACCCGCAGGTGACGCCGAGGAGGACGAGAGTTGAGCGCCAGCCGATGCCTGAGCTGCGGCGCCGAGACCAGCAACGGACTGGCGCTGTGCGAGCTGTGCCAGCGCAAGGCGCGCGTGGACCTCGAGTTCCTGCCGGTCTACTTCCGCAACCTCGCACGCTGGCGACCTGGGCGCGCCGGGTCGCGTCAGGTGCCCGGATCACGCGAGCCTGGGCGACTCTTGAGCGGTGGCGATCGGGTCGGCCGCACGCTCGATGAGATCGGGGCTCACCTCGTTGGCTGGGCTGAGGCACTCGACGACGACCGGCCCGGGATCCGCTGGCCGCTGGACCTCGCCGATCTTGCCGAGGCGGAGCAGGCCGTCAGCCTGTGCGGCGTGTTCGCGGAGCACGTCGCGAGCATCGCGACCACCGAGTGGGGCGGCGTGTTCGCCATGGAGATCAGCGGGCACGAGGACAAGCTGCGGCGGCTCACCGAAGCAGTGGTGCCGGGCTGGTACGCCGGTGCCTGCATGCGGATCGTGACCATGGAGGGAAGCGAGTGCGGCGGATCCACCTACGTCGTGCCCGGCCTCACCTGGGCCAACTGCACCCGCTGCGGAGCGACCACCTACGCACGCGACCACCTCGCGGTGATCCTGGCCGAAGCACGCGGATGGGTGGCACCACCGAAGCGACTGGCCGAGGCGATCGTCGCGCTGGTGGACGGCGAGCTGAGCGTGCCGAGGCTGTACGACCGGATCCGGCAGTGGGCATCGCGTGGCGACCTCAAGCCGATCCATCGCACGGTCCGGGACTACGTTTACGACGACGATGCGGATGCCCTCGTGGTCGCGAATGTCCAGACCGGACGGGCGCGCTACCGGTTCGGTGAAGTCTTCGACCTCCTGGATCGCAACACACTGAAGCTGCTGCGCGAGGCCGCATCGTGAATCGTGAGGTACCCTCTTCACAGTTCGAGCGATACGAACGCGCCCAAACTCTGGACGACGCGAACGGCGCTCCACATCTGTGCGATCCCCCGGCAGCCAGATGGTCTGAAGACGAGTGGGTCTGCCCCGTTTGCAGACAAGCTTGGTGGGCTGACGAGATCCTCACGGAACAGACTCATAATCCAGAGCGGTCGGATTGGGTCTGGGTCAAGTACGTCACCACTTCCCCGATCATCAAGCGCAGGGCGTCCGCGAGAAGCCGGAACGCGCACTGAGGCGGCACTTCGAGGGGTGAGCGATGGGCGAGAAGCTCAACGCCAACGGTCACCGTCGTCGTGAGCTGAAGAAGCGGGTCAAGGCCGAGGAGACCCACTGCGCCCTGTGTGATGGCTGGGTCGACCTGACGTTGCACTACCTGGACCCGATGGCCGGCGTGGTCGACGAGGACATCCCGCGATCGCGAGGCGGGTCGCAGTACCAGCGCTCCAACTGCCACCTGATGCATCGCCGCTGCAACGAGTGGAAGGGCGCGCTGACGCTGGCTCAGGCAAGGGCCAAGCTCGCTGCCCTGGGGCAGACGGGGCCAGCCGTGGTTGTCGAGGCCTCGCCGATCTGGTGAGGGGGCACCATCCCCTCCCCGCCCCTCGTCTCGGCACCTCTCCGACATACGGCCGATATCCCCCCGCGAACGTTTTTTGGATCGGAGGTGACCGTGATGGCGACGAAGAAGACCGGCCTCTCGGTGGTCCCCGATGACGCCCGGGCCGCGAAGAAGCCGGATCCGGAGAACATCACCGAGGCACTCGCCGGCTCGAGCCGCGATGTGCTCGTGGCGATGCGCAAGGCGCTGGCCAAGCAGCTCGACGACGGCAAGATCGCCGGGAACTCGATCGCCTCGGCGTATCGGGAGCTGCGTGAGCTGGACCGGCTGATCCGTGTCGCTGATGCCGAGCAGGCGGCGGAGGAGAAGCGCAATGACGAAGGTGGCGGCCAGCGTCGATCCTTCGACGCGTCCGCTATCTAAGGTCGCCCGTCACCTCGTCATCCCCTCAGGGATCGTCGACACCCTGTGGTTCCGGGTCGAGCGGCAGTGCGCCGAGTGGGGCGACTCCTTCGACCGGTGGCAAGACGGCCTGGGCCAGGTCACTCTGGGTCTGCGTGAGGACGGCACGTTCGCCGCCACCGTCGGCGGGGTGACGTGGTCGATCCCGCGGCAGGTCGCCAAGACCTTCCTTGTGAGCCGGATCGTGTTCGCGCTGTGCATCCTGTTCCCGAATCTGACGGTGCTGTGGACCGCGCACCGGACCCGGACCGCGACCCAGACCTTCAACAAGCTGAAGGGGCTGGCGCAGAAGCCGGGCGTGAAGCCCTACATGGCTCCCGGTGGCGGGATCCGGTCGGTGAACGGCGAGCAGGAGTTCGAGTTCGCCAACGGCTCCAAGATCATGTTCGGCGCCCGTGAGCAGGGCTTTGGCCGCGGCTTCGACGAGGTCGACATTGAGGTCTTCGACGAGGCGCAGATCCTCACCGAGAAGGCGTTGGAGGACATGGTCGCCGCGACCAACCAGTCCCGGTTCCCGTTCGGTGCGCTGCTGTTCTTCATGGGCACCCCGCCCCGGCCGACCGATCCGGGCGAGGAGTTCGCCAACCGCCGCCGCGAGGCCTTGGCCTTCAAGCCGGCTGGCACGGTGCTCGCTGTCGGCGAGGACTCCCTGTACGTGGAGTGCTCGGCCGACCCGCAGTGCGGCAAGCCGGGCGGCCCGGATCTCGACGACCCCGAGCAGGTGCGGATCGCGAACCCGTCGGTACCGCATCGGACCCCGGAGATCTCGATCAAGCGCCTGCGCAAGCAGCTCACCTCACCGGGCTCTTGGCGCCGCGAGGGCCTGGGCATCTGGGACGACGACGAGGCGCTGGTCGCCCGGGTGATCATGCCGGACGAGTGGGAGGCCACCGGTGTCCCCAAGGCACCGGCGGAGGGCATCCGCTCCCTCGGGGTGAAGTTCTCCGCTGACGGCTCCATGGTTGCCGTGGCTGGCGCGCTGAAGCACGACGGTGGTGTGCACCTCGAGCTGATCGACGCCCACACCGGCTCGATGGCGGCCGGCACCGCATCGCTGGTGCGTTGGGTCGCCGACCGGTGGCGCAACTACGCCGCGATCGTGGTCGACGGCAAGTCGAATGCTGGTGCGTTCGTGAATGCCCTGGTCGAGGCCGGGGTCTCCAAGCGGGCGATCGTGACACCGACGTGGCCAGAGGTGGCCGCCGGCAACGCGATGCTGCAGCAGGCGATCATCGCCAAGACCGCGACTCACCTGGTCGACCCTGACAAGCCCGAGGGCCAGAAGCTGCTGGACGACTCGGTGGCCGGGTCGACGAAGAAGATCCAGAAGGGCGCCACCGGTGGCGCATGGTCCTGGGAGGCCATCGAGGAGCCGGGCACCGAGATCCCGGTCGCCGCCGTCGCCCTGGCGCACTACGGCGCCAAGACCAGCAAGCGCAGGCCAGGACGCAAGGCGAAGGGAGTGGTGCGCTGATGAAGCCAGAGCTGGGCACCCTGACCGCCGCCACCTTCCTCGGCTTGGAGGACACCGAGCGCAAGTACGCCGCCGAGCTGATCAAGCGCCTGAACGAGAAGTGGGCCCGCAACCAGCTCCGCCGCCGCTACTACGAGGGCCACAACGTCCTCAAGGACCTCGGCATCGCGATCCCGCCCCACCTCAAGAGCGTCGAGGCGGTGGTCGGCTGGCCAGCCAAGGCCGTGGACTCGCTGATCGAGCGCAACACCCTGCAGGGCTTCACCTCCGCCACCGGCAGCGTCGTCATGAACGCGATGCTCGAGGATCTGTGGGACTCGAACCGGCTCGCGGTGGAGATCCCATCCGGGATGACCTCGGCCCTGGTCGCCTCGTGTGCCTTCGTGTTCGTGGGCCGCGGCGTCCCCGGTGCCGACGAGCCCGAGGTGATGATCTCGATCAAGTCCGCCGAGGACGCCTCGGCGATCTGGGATACCCGCCGCCGCCGCGTCCTGGCTGCACTCTCGGTCGATGACCGCGACCCGTTCACCGGCGCCCCGAAGCTGCTGCACCTATACCTGCCGGCCATGGAAGGCCGTCCGGGCCGGGTGCTGCAGATGACCCCCAACTCGTGGGGTGCCTTCGAGGCCGTCGAGGTCGCCGTCTTCGCCGGCCGAGTGCCGGTCGAGGTGCTGCCCTTCCAGCCCTCCCTGCAGCGCCCGTTTGGCCGGTCCCGGATCACGCGCGCGGTGATGTATCAGACCGACGCGGCGGTGCGCACGATGCTGCGCACCGAGGTCGGCGCGGAGTTCTTCAACGCCCCCCAGCGCTGGGCGATGGGCGCCGACGACGACGCCTTCACCGACGACTCCGGAAACCCGGTCCCGTCCTGGACGGTCATGCTCGGCCGGCTGCTGACCCTGTCCAAGGACGAGGACGGCGACGTGCCGTCGGTCGGTCAGTTCGGCCAGCAGTCGATGGTGCCCAACATCGATCAGCTCCGTTCGATCGCCCAGATGTTCGCCTCCGAGGCCTCCCTGGATGTCGGCTCGCTTGGCATCGTGCAGGACAACCCGTCCAGCGCCGAAGCCATCCGAGCCCGCCACGAGGAGCTCGGCATCAAGATCGAGAACTGGCGCAGCGCCGTGCTGACCCCGACCCTCAAGCGGGTCATCGGACTCGGCGCCGCCATGGTCGACGGCTCCGAGGCCCTCGCCGCAGAGGTGAACTCGATCAGCGCCCAGTGGGGCTCCTGGTCCGCACCCTCCGAGGTCTCCCAGGCCCAGGCCTCCCAAGCCCGCATCCAGGCCATTCCGCGACTGGCCGAGACCGAGGTCGAACTCAAGCACCAGGGCTTCACCCCCGACGAGATCGACAGCATCAAGGCCGAGTGGCGCCGCCAGGACGGCACCGCCGCACTCGGCCAGATCCTCGACACCAGCGCCCCGACCGACGCCGCGACCGCCGCGGGCGCCGAGGCCGATGCGATGGCCAAGAAGGCCAACGCGCTGGGCCAGCTCATCCGGGCCGGCGTCGACCCGGCCGACGCTGCGAAGCGACTCGGTCTCGAGGGCCTCGCGTTCACCGGCGCGGTCCCGGTCTCGCTCCGGCTGCCCGAGTCCGACGCCCAGAGCGTCGAGGGCCGATGAGTGGCCTCCGGCCCGGCCGCCGCGGACCTGCTGCGCCGCAGTGAACGCGAGCTGACCCGACGCGCCTCCAGCGACCTCGCCGCCCTGTGGCGTCAGGTCCGTAGCTTCGCCGAGGCCGGCGCACTACTCCAAGACGTCCTGCCCGCCCTGATCGACCGCTACGGCACCGCCGCTGCGACCCTGGCTGCTGAGTGGTACGACCAAGCCCGCGCCGAACAAGGCTTCCGCGGCACCTTCCACGCCATCCCCTTCGACCTCAGCGCCAGCAGCGCCAACGCTGCCGGTGCCGCCTCGCTGGCCGGCTGGGCAACCGGCCACGGCACCTCGCTCCCCACGATCCTCGAGCTCGCCCAGGGCGGCATGAGCCGCCGGATCATGAACGCCTCTCGCCGTACCGTGATGGGCTCCGCGATCGCCGACCCCCGCGCCGCCGGATGGCAACGCACCGGCACCGGAGAGTGCGACTTCTGCGCCATGCTGATCGGACGCGGCGACGTCTACACCGAAGCCACCGCCGACTTCGCCGCCCACGACTCCTGTCACTGCGGCGCGACCGTCGCATGGCGGGGCGCACCGGTCCCGGTCAAGCCCTACGTCGTCTCCCCACGCCGCACCATCGACCCCGACACCGGCAAGCCGGTCATCGACGCCGACTACGTGCGCGCCCGCGAGTGGATCGACTCGCACTCCTGACTTCCCGCCGCACGGCGGAAGAGCACCACCACCTCGCCACGTCCGCACGGACAGGGCGCCAGATCCCGCACGGGAGGAAAACCGATGAGCACCAACCCTGTCAGCACGCCCGACCCGACCCCGACGCCTGCGCCGACGCCGACCCCTGTCCCCGCGGCGCCTGTCAACCCGCCGGCCACTCCGGCCCCGGTCGAGCCCGCGAAGGACGAGACCGACTGGAAGGCCGAGGCCCGCAAGTGGGAGGCCCGCTCCAAGGAGAACTCGACGGCAGCCGCACGGCTCGCCGAGATCGAGGAAGCCTCCAAGACCGAGGCCCAGAAGCAGGCCGAAGCACTCGCCGCCGCACAGGCGAAGGTCAAGGACTACGAGGCCAAGGAGCAGATCGCCGGCTGGAAGGCCGAGGTGTCCAAGGACACCGGCGTCCCCGCCACTGCTCTGGCCGGCTCGACGAAGGAAGAGATCGAGGCGCACGCCAAGGTCCTCAAGGAGCTCATCGCCCCGGTCGGCCCGAACAACCCGGCAGCCACCGCGCCGCCGAACGGGCCGACCGTCCCCGGGCAGCAGCCCGGCAGCCCAGCCACCCCCGCTCTGATCACCCAGGCCGACCTCGACGCCCTGTCGGCGGCCGGCAAGCACAAGGAGATCAACGAGCTGCGGCGGGCCGGGCGCCTCTCCCACCTCGGCGTCGCGCCGCCCAAGCAGCGCTGACGCTCCACCGCTGATCACTCCTGATCACGTCCCGAAAGGACACCCACCATGGCTGTCACCAACTTCCAGCCCTCGATCTGGCACAGCTCCCTGCTGGAGAACCTGCACCAGTCGACCTTCGTCATCCCGACGCTGAACCACGACTACGAGGGCGACATCGCCAACGGCGGTGAGACGGTGAAGATCACCGGCTTCACCAGCCCGACGATCAACACCTACTCGGGGTCGATCACCCGTCAGGCGCTGACCGACAACAACACCGACCTGAACATCGACCAGAAGAAGTACTACGCCTACCTCGTCGACGACGTCGACGCTGCCCAGGCCGCCGGCTCCTTCGACCCGGTGCAGGCCGATGCCGCCGCCTCGCTGGCCGACACGGCGGAGAACTTCGTGCTCACCGACATGCTGACCAACGGCACCTCGGCCGGCACGACCGCGGTCACCACCTACGCGCTCGCTGACGCGGCCGTGAAGGCGATCCGCACCGCCCTGGTCAAGGCCAAGGTCCCCGCCATGAACCGCTACCTGGCGGTCAACCCCGAGGCGGCCGGCTTCCTGATGGACAACGGCGGCTCGCTGTTCAAGGCCAACGAGGCCGGATCCGACCAGACGCTGCGCAACGGCGTCATCGGCCAGTACCGCGGCTTCACTGTCATCGAGACCCCCTCGACGGCGCTGGCCAACTCCGCCAAGCCCTGCTTCGTCGGCTACTGGGGCCGTGCCTACGGCTACGCCGACCAGCTCCTCAAGACGCGCGCCAACCCCGCCCTGGACGCCTTCGGCGACCAGATCGACGGCCTCCACGTCTACGGCGGCAAGGTCATCCGCGCCACCGCGGTCCAGACCTACGTCTCCGCCTGACCCGCACGGGTCATCCGCGACCAGGAAAGGAACACCTCATGTTCATCAAGGCCAAGAACGGCAACGTCGTCGAGACCGACGACACCGACATCGCACACCGTGCCATCCGGGACGGTCACGAGGTCTACGACGGCGACCCCCGAGACAAGGGCGCCAAGGCCAAGAAGTGGGAGCCCGACGCCGACGACGCCGAGGACACCGACCCGGCCGATCCCGACGAGAAGTAGCACCAAGCCGAGCAGTGCAGGAGAGGGGGCGTCATGGCTGACCCGTTCGCAACACCCGACGATCTGGTCGCCCGCTGGCGCCCCCTCACCGGTCCCGAGCGCGACCGCGCCACGGTCCTGCTCGCCGACGCCTCCGCGCTGATTCGCTCCCTAGCCGCTGGCATCGACGCCAAGATCACCGCCGGCACCATGGACCCGCTTGTACCGAAGGCCGTCGCCTGCGCGATGGTCAAGCGGCAGATGCAAGGCCCCGCCGACCTCGACGGCGTCTCGCAGCACTCGGAGACCAAGGGGCCGTTCAGCGAGTCCGTCACCTTCGCCAACCCCTCCGGCGACCTGTACCTGACCAAGACCGAACGCCAGCAGCTCGGCATCAGCACCGCCCGGCAGCGCGCCGGCCACGTCGACATGTTCACCATCCCGAACACCTCGAGCTGAGCTGGGTCGGTCATGGCCTTCGACTACATCACTGTCCAGATGGTCAGCACCACGACGACCATGGACCAGTACGGCGACTCGACCACGAGCGAGACCAGCCAGAACATCGAGCAGTGTCTGTTCGCTCCGCGCACCTCCACCGAGCGGACCGATCCCCGACAGCCTGCAGTGATCACCGGCGGCGCGCTGTACATGCCCTACGGTGCCCCGACCCCGAAGGCCGTCGACTACGTCGTGATCGAGGGCCGCAAGTGGGCTGTCGACGGCGAACCAGGCGTGTGGGGAACCGGAGGCATCGAGCTCGCCCTGAAGCGATGGGAGCAGCCCTCATGAGCAACCAGATCAAGTTCGACATGAACCACGCCGCCTTCGCGCGGATCCTCAAGTCGGCCGCCATGCACCGCGTTGTCGCCGCGGCGACCGAGCAGATCGCGGACAACGTCCGCTCCCAGGGCATCACCGTCGGCGCCTTCACCGGCAACGACCAGATCGACCTCCCCGTCAAGACCGAGGTCACCACCACCGACCGCGCCCACGGCAGCGTCATGATCAACCACCCCGCCGGCATCGCCGTCGAGGCCAAGCACGGCGCGCTCTCCAAGGCCGCCGCAGCAGCCGGCCACAGCGTGAAGAGCAAGCGGTGAAGCAGGTCGTCGAGTACGCCGACGCCGAACGCGCAGTCATCGACTACCTCGACACCCAGATGACCGAGACCGTGAACGTCTGGTTCCCCAAGTCCTCCACCGAGACCCCGCCCTCGCTGCCCTTCGTGCAGGTCGGCTGGGACGGCTCCTCGGACGCTGCGGTGAACTCCGAGACCGCCACCATCCGGGTGACCTACTGGGCCGCCAAGGGCAGCTATACCGCCGCCAAGGCCGGCGCCGCCCGCGCCCGCGGCCTGCTGTTGGCTCACCCCGGCGACGACCGCATCTGGAACATCGCCCCTGGCGCTGGTCGCCTGCCTGGCACTGACCCTGACACGGGTCTGCCGTTCTGCTTCTTCACCGTCGCCGTGCTCACCCGGCCCGCCACGGTCTCCTGACGGTTCTCCCGACGGTCCCCTGACCGCCCCCGAATCCGGCCACCCCCGTGGCCTGAACTGCGCGCCCAACCACCTCGCAACCCTGCGAACCCCACCCCGAAGGAGGCTCCCATGTCGGGAGATGTTTCCAACGTCGCGACCTGGGCGAACGCTGACGTCGTCATCGGCGACCTGACCGCGACGCCCCCGATCCTCGGCTCGCCGTTCAGCGCCGCCGGTGGCCTGAAGTTCCTGGGCATCGTGACCCCGGACGGCTTCACTGAGTCCCAGTCCAACGACTCCACCGACATCCCGGGCTTCGGCTACGGGATCGTGGCCACCGTCCGCTCCAACCAGGTGTACACGCTGCAGGTCACCGCGCTCGAGGACAACATCGTCGCCCTCGGCCTGCGCTACGACACCTCCGGCGTCACCGCAGCCGTATCCGGCCCCGGCTACTCCGGCACCCTGAAGACCCGCGACCTGACCAAGAAGTTCCTCATCGGCCGCCAGCTCCAGACTGGCAACACCATCAAGCAGGAGTTCTCCAAGAACTTCGTGCAGATCGAGTCGATCGGCGACGCTCAGGAGTCCGAGACCGGCGTACTGCAGACGCAGGTCACCCTCAAGGTCTACCCCAACGCCATGAAGGAGCTGTGGGACATCTACTTCGGCGCCGCGCTCCCGGCATGGCAGGCCACCCACGCCTACGTCCTCAACGACATGGTTCCGCTGGCCGGTGGCATCGTGAAGTGCACCACCGCGGGCACCTCCGGGGCCACCATCCCGACCCTGCCCACGACCGTCAGTGGCACCGTCACCGACGGCACCACCCTCGTGTGGACGCGGGTCTCCTGATGGCCGCCGCGAAGAAGGCCGCTGCCAAGCCCGTGTCAGTCGTTGAGACGGGCGAGGTCGGGCCGGAGAACGTCGAGTCCGGCGTGACCATCACGCCCGTCCGCATGGCCGCCAACTCCTGGGACCACAAGGCCGGCGACGTCGTCTGGGTCACCCCCGAGACCGCCGACCGCCTCGTCTCCGGCGGCCACGCCACCACCCTCTAAGACCCCGGGGCCGGGCGGTTCGCGCAGTTCTCGCCCGGCCCCGGTCAACACCATCGAACTGCGCACACCACAAGGGAGAACTGCGCATGAGCAAGAACACCGTCGACACCAAGGGGCCCTTCAAGGACCCGGCGGAGACCGATCCCCGCGCGGCTGAGGCGGCCGGCAACGCGGTCGAGATCAAGTGGAAGGGCGTCACCTTCACCATCCCCCGCAACTACCGGGACTGGCCGCACGCCTACATTCTCAACGCCCAGAAGGGCCTGACTGCAGTCGCCCTCGAAGCGCTCCTCGGCCCCGAGCAGCACTTCACCTTCATGCTCACCAACCCCACGATCGCCGACTTCGAAGCCTTCGACATCGAGCTCGGCAAGGCGATCGGCACCAAGCCGGGGGAATCCCCAGCCTCCTCCGACTGATCCGTGACCACGGAGACGCGCTGGAGGCGTCCCTACTCCCCGGCACCGACCTGCTCGACCTGTGGCGCGGCAGCCTCAGCGTCCGCCGCCTCGTCCTGCTGATCCATCACCTGCCCGCCGACGCGCCCCTATGGGACTCCATCAAGCGCGCCAAGAACAACGAGCAAGCCGAACTGCTCATGCAGCGATCGGCGGCGTACCGGTAGGCCGCTGACCGCCGATGAAGAGGCTTCCGACCCCGAGTCCAGCTCCGACTACCAAGAGGGCGATGGCGGGGATACGCCAATCTGACCTCTTCGAGTCGCAGTCACCTTCGGCGCTGGCACTTCCGATCTGGCCACCGCTCATGGCATCGCTCAGGGCTGCAACGTGGGCGTCGTCGGAGCTGATGAAGGCGGAACCGCACTTCACGCCGTCGACCTTGATCGGCAGAAAGCCGATAACCGCACCAGCAATCAGTGCGACGACCCCGAGAACGACCAGCACGCGCCTTGCATCCATGCGCACACGGTAGCGCCGACAACTCGATAGGGGGCCGCAATGGCTGAAGAGCTGGGCACTGTCTACCTGCCCGTGGTCCCTTCCTTGAAGGGTGCTTCCGGTGTCATCACCAAGGAACTGAGCGCCTCGTCGAAGACCGCGGGCACGGCGGCCGGGCAGCAGCTCGGCACCTCCATGGCGACCACAGCGTCACAGAAGGTCTCGAAGGCCAGCAATCTGTTCGGCGGGCTCATCAAGAGCGGTGCGTTGGGCGTTGTCGCCTCCGCCGGCGCCGCCCTTGGCGGGGCGCTCTTCGCCGGTTTCAACCGCCTGAACAACATCGACCAGGCGCGAGCCAAGTTGATCGGCCTCGGTAACGACGCCAAGACGGTGGACGAGGTCATGTCCAACGCGCTTTCGTCCGTGCAGGGCACCGCGTTCGGGCTCGACGAAGCTGCCACCACCGCGGGCTCCCTGGTCGCCGCCGGCATCAAGCCCGGCCAGCAGCTCGCCGGGGTCCTGAAGACTGTCGCCGACACCGCCAGCATCGCGGGTTCCTCGATGGACGACATGGGCCTGATCTTCGGCAGCGTCGCCGCGCGCGGGAAGCTGCAGGGCGACGACCTCATGCAGCTTCAGTCGCGCGGCATTCCGGTGCTCGCGACCCTCGCCAAGCACTACAAGACCACTGCCGAGGAAGCGTCGAAGATGGTCTCCAAGGGCGAGGTCGACTTCAAGGACTTCGCCGAGGCCATGCACGAGAAGGTCGGCGGTGCGGCCCTGAAATCGGGCGACACCTTCTCCGGCGCGATGGACAACATGCACGCCGCTCTCGGCCGCGTCGGCGCTGGCTTGCTCTCGGGGGTCTTCCCGAAGCTCCAGAGCGGTATCACTGGGCTCACCAAGGATCTGGACAGCCTCCAGGGGCCAGCTACCGCTGTCGGTACCGCGCTCGGAAACGTGGTCACCGTGGCTACGTCACTTCCGGGCCCGGTGAATTCGGTTGCCGCGGCGCTCGTAGCCTTAAAGGTCGCCCAGAAGTTCGGCGTGACATCGGCAGTGACGTCTGGGCTCGAGACGGCTCGGATCCAGGCCATGCTCACGGCCGACTCGTATCGCGCGCTCGAGGCCGAGACCAACCGCCTGCGCGCAACGACCGTGCTCGCGGGACGCGCTGCAGGCTCTGGTCTCACGAAGGGTCTGTCTGGGGCGATGTCTCTCGTTGGCGGGCCATGGGGCGCCGCCTTCCTCGCAGGCACCGCCATCGCTACTCACTTCTGGCAGGCGCATCAGGCCGCCAAGCAGCACGTGTCCGACCTCACCGCTGCTCTCAACGAAGAGACAGGCGCGCTGACGGAGAACTACAAGCAGCTCGTCATCACCAGCCTCCAGCAGCGCGGCGCCTTCGATGTCGCGCGCTCTATGGGCATCTCCCTGGACCTCGTCACCAAGGCGGCGCTCGGCAACAAGAAGGCTCTCGCGGACGTCAATGCAGGAATCCAAGAGTGGTATGACCGGCTCGGCGACGCGGGGCACGACGTCGGGGCCGTCAACTTTGCCGACAAGCTGAAGAACGCGATCGGCGACGAGACCTCGGCTATGGCGACGTCACGCGAACAGTGGGAGCAGCGGCGCGAGGCGCAGCAGGGAGCGACGCGCGCGACCGAGCAGGACACGAGCGCCACGAAGGCGAACACCGAGGCGCTGTTCAAGCACATCGACGCGATGAACAAGGACCGTGACGCCGCGCTGCAGGGCCGGCAGGACCGGCTCTCGCTGATCCAGCAGATGCAGGCGACGTCGAAGGAGGCCCGCGAGGGCGCGGTGGCGTTCGGGCTGCACACGGCCGAGGGGCAGAAGAACCGGACCGCGCTCTACCAGTTGGCCCAGCAGTGGAACAGCTCGGCGGACTCGGTGCAGAAGTCCCGCGGCCTGTACGCGCAGGTCCGCAAGGAGTTCATCCGGGACGCGGTCCAGATGGGCGCCACTCGGGCCGAGGCGCGCAAGCTCGCACGCGAGCTCCTCCATGTGCCGAAGCGGCTCCCCCTCGACACCTCCCAGGCGCTCACCGCGATCCAGCGATTGCAGAAGCAGCTCGACGGCCTACATGACAAGAGCCTCGCGATCACCGTGCGAGTGAACGCCTCGCATGCGCAGGCGGTGATCAACAACCTCGGCGACCATTCCGCCGATCAGGGCAACGGCGGCGGGAATCCTCGCGCCGAGGTCCCGGGGTGGACCGGCCCGGGCGGATCGAGCAACGGATTCGGCGGGTTCAAGCCGCGCGCCGCGAAGCCAACGGCTTCCCCCTCGGTCAGCCTGTCGCACTCCTCGGCGCTCTCGGGGCCGGTGCAGGTGGTGCTCGGGGATGACGTCGTCTCCTTCATCGAGGCAGTAGTCGACGACCGCATCGACGCGCAGATCGGAGCCTGATGTGCCGACCCTGACCCTGCCGGTTTCGGCGTACTCGATCCAGTCGGCGAAGCCGTCGCAGAAGTACGGGATGATCACGCCGCTGCCGGTGCAGTTGAGCAACTCGGCGATGTTGGCGTCGGTGTCGGTGGCGAAGATCCCCCGCGGTGCGGTGGTGACCTCAGCGGTCCTGCAGTGGTGGGGCTGGGGCACCTTCACCGGAACCTCGACCCTGGCGGCGACGTTGCCGACGCAGGGATGGAACTCGAGCGTCACCTGGGCGTCGCGGCCGAGCCTGTCCGCGGCGGTCGCCACGGTCTCGAAGACTTCGCCGGTGGCGGGGGCGCAGTGGGCGTTCGACATCACGGCCTCGGTACAGGCATGGGTGTCGGGCACCTCGAAGAACAACGGTGTCCAGGTCGCGCAGACCTCCGGCCCGGCGATGAAGATGCGCGGCACCAAGGCGACTGAGGCGCAGCCGGTGCTGGTGGTCACCTACGCGATGGTGCCGGCGACCCCGACGAACCTGTCGCCGTCTTCGGGCATGGTGTCGTTGGCCAAGCCGACCCTGTCGTTCGATGCCGATGACGGGATCACGCAGGCTCGGGTGCAGATCTCCCCGCCTCCTGGTGGCGGCACGCCGGATTACGACGTCACGGTGAACGTGGTCGCAGGTCTGGTTGACCTGTCGACGACCGCATACACGGGTCTGGCTGATGGTGCGGTGAAGGTGTGGCGGGTCCAGCAGAAGAACAGTCTGGGTTGGTCGCTGTGGTCGGCGTGGGCCACGATCGCGCGGTCCTCGAAGCCGGTGCTGACGATCACCTCGCCCGTCTCGGGCACGATCACCGACGGCACGCCGCCGATCCAGTGGTCGCTGGCCTCGGGTCAGCAGACGGCCTGGCGGGTGGACTTCTTCGACGCTGCGACGAAGCTGCTCGCCACCTCGGGCAAGGTCGCCGGGACCGCGACCTCGTGGACGCCGCCCCGCGGTCTGGTCTCCGACGGGCAGACCGGCACGATCAAGGTGACGGTCTGGGATGACGTCGACCGCTCCTCGGGCCCCGGCGACCCGGTCACCGTGGTGGCCTATCTGCCGGTGACGCTGACTCTGTCGAACGCGGTGACGCCGGTGGACTCGATCAACGTCGCCCAGCAGCAGCCTTCGCCGGTGGTGATCCTGACCGGTGCTCGTGCGGCGGGGATCCCCGACGAGGTGATCGTCTACCGCAACGGCGTCCAGGTCGGCCGCTACCCGGGTGCTTCGGTGTTCACGGGCACCTCCTACACGATCCGTGATGCCACCGCGCCGATGTCGTCGCCAGCCACCTACCGAGTGGCCGCAGTCGTCAATGGCGTGATCGCCAAGGGTGGTCCGACCAAGACCTACACGCCGACCTGCGCTGGGATCTGGCTCTTCGACAACGACGACCCGACCCAGTGCGCGGTGGTCTGGCCCGAGGACGACCAGGACCAGTCCGCGCCGGAGCAGTCGATCGAGCACATCCCGATCTCCGCCGATGGCGCGATCGAGGTGGTGCGTCGGCGGATGGTGCGGCTGCCACCCCAGGGCAGCATCGAGGGACGCCTGGTCGACAGCTTCGGCACCCTTGCCACCGACTCCGAGACGGCGTTGGCCACGTTCGCCGAGAACGACGCCGGTCACCTGTATCGGCTGGTGCTGGGTCGGAAGAATTACCTGTGCATCGTCGGGAACATCGACTCCGCCGAACAGGTCGACGACACCCTCGGGCAACGCCTGGTCGCGGTCACCTACGACTGGTGGGCAAAGGCAGGCCAGTGATGCTGTGGCCCACCAAGGACACCGATGCCTATCTCGCGCGGATCTTCGGCAGTCACGACTTCTGGATTGAGGTCGAGGTGCTCGACCTCAACGAGAAGCCCGTCGCGTCGGCAACCCTGCTCGACGGACAGATCGACATCATCCCCTCCGACAACGGCGTCCGCCGTACTGCTTCGGTGACGTTGATCGACGACGAGAACGCCCTGGACTTCGGTGTCGCCGCCGCGTGGTCAGGCACGTCGCTGTGGGTCAACCGGCTGCTGCGGATCACCCACCACGTCACCCTGGCCGGTGCCGACGTGGCCACCGTGTGCTTCGTCGGCCCGCCGAAAACGATGGCCCGCAACGGCGCCGAGGTCGACGTCGAGCTCGCCGACAAGGCGTGGCTGGCCAACCGCGGCTCCAAGCCCTACACCGTGCGAGTAGGCATGGACGCCGTCGCCGCCGTGCGGTCGATCATGACGACCTGCACCGGCGAGTTCCGGTTTCGGTTTCCGTCCTCGACCGGCCGCCGCCTCAAGGCCTCCTACAGCGTGGGCTGGGACGACACCGCCTCACCCTTCGCGGTCGCCGCCCGGATCGCACGCGTCGAGCTCGGCATGCAGCTCCTCTACGCCGCCGACGGTGCGCTGCTGATGCGCAAGCTCCCCACCGGCTCGTCGATGAAGGTGCCGTCGGTGACCGCACCGCCGAACACCTCGGTGGACCTGAGCGCACTCGTGAACTGGGCCCAGGTGACTGGCAAGACCACCGAGAACCAGAAGGGCACCCTGAAGACCAAGCCCCAGGCGATCGCCCAGCTCGTCGCCGCCGATCCCTCATCCCCTGAGTCGCTGGCCCGCAAGGGCGTGCCGCGCTACCTCCCGCTGATCGTCTCCGACGACGGCCTCGCCTCCTTGGCCGACGTGAAGGCCCGCGCCACCCAGGAGCTGCAGGACGGCGGCCGAGGAAAGGTGACCCAGGAGTACTCCTGCATTCCGTTCTTCCACGCCGACGCCGACGACATCATCACCCTCAACATCGCCGGCCCCGACCCGGTGGTGCGGATCTCGCAGGCCACCATCCCCCTCGGCGTCACCTCCGACATGACGATCGGCCGCAACGTCTGGGCCCGCAAGCCTCCCCGCGTCCGATCGCGGGTCCGTCTGCTCAAGTCCCGCAAGATCAGCCACAAGATCAAGCGGCACTGGACGGACAAGAAGGGCAAGAAGCACACCTCCACACGCACCAAGTCGCACTGGACCAAGTTCCGGTGACCCTGCCCCTGCCGACCGCTGTGTTCTTGATGAAGGGCTGATCCATGGATGGAATGCTCACCGACGTCACCGTGCTGCCGCGCGGCTCCTCTGCCATCGCGGCGCAGTCCGTCGGCGACACCACCGTCACGGTGGAGGACGTCACCAACTTCGCCACCACCGTTGACCCGACTGACCCGGGCGCGGAGAATGTGGGACGGCTCGACATCTGCGGCGTCCAGTACGACTACACCGCCGTCGACCCCGCGACCGGGATCATCACCCTGGCCACCCCGCTGACCGTTGCCGTGGCCGACTCCGACCCGGTGGTGACCGTGGCCGGCGGCGAGGTGCTGCAGGACTGGACCGCGGTCGTGGACCCGGGCGAGGGCGACAACCTCGAGATCCCGATGGGCTACGCCTTCCGCGCCCTGATCCCCGAGGGCCACTACGACCCGCCCGTACCGGTGGTGGTCTCCGACGACCTCACCGAACTGCTCGACGCCCCCGGCCGACAGCCGGTGCTTCCGGCCGCGGCGATCGACCCGACCACGCTGCCCGACCGGCAGCCCACCGCACCGCCCGACGACTCCCCGACCATCCGCGCCTACGGCGACTCCTCGGGCATCACGCTGGTGGTCGACAGCATCGACCAGGCCACCGTCCTCGACTTCTACATCGACGGCGTGCTGACCACCGAACCTCAGGGGCTGGGGACGCGGTCGACGGTGGTGCGGCTGAGCTTGGACTCGACCGGGTCGCCGTTCGTCGGTTCGATCAACAACCCGGACGGCACCGTCACGCCAGCCAAGCAGTACGCCTTCACGGTGGTCGCCCGCAACATCGTCGGCTCGGCCGCGGCCAGCGACCCGGTCACCGCCAGCCTCGACATGGGCGTCTCGCCAGACTTCGTGATCGGCAAGATCATGGCCGGGTTCGTGCTCGCTGGGCAGGTCCAGGTCGGCAACATCACCATCGACCCGGCCGGTGGCATCACTATCCCGCTGGCCGACGGGGGCCTGATCAAGTTCCCCGCCGACGGCTCCCCGGCAACGATCACCGCGATCCTGGCCGCCTACAAGCTTGTGGTGATGGACAAGCTCACCATCCAGGGGGCCAACAACCTGCTGGCCGGGCTCCTCACCATCCAGTCCTCCTGGGTCGCTCCCAAGAACGCGCCGGCCGTGTCCGGCACGATGGACAACGTCCGGATCCCGATCACCGGCATCCCCACCTCCGACATCGCCGGATTCCCGTTCGGCAACTACGACTCCACCCGCTGGTGGCTCCTGACCGTCACCGCCGCCAGCACCGCGGCCATGTACCTGGTCAACAAGACCACCGGCGCCGCCACCCTTGATCCCAACTTCACCCAGGCCGTGCGCGCCGGCACCGGCGGCAGCTACACCCGGCTCGGCACCTCCTGGTACGTGCTCTACCCCAGTCCATGGACCGTGAAGATCTACGACTCCAACTGGGTCCAGACCGGCACCATCGCCTCCGGCAGCCTCCCGCAGACCGACACCGCGATGATGATCGGCAACGACGGCACCAACCTGCTCTTCAACCGCCGAACGGCCACCGTCGTCGAGTCCCGCTCCCCGAGCACCGGCGCCCTGGTGTCGTCGAAGACCTACACCTTCGCCTCGAACATCATCCCGCTCGGCGGCCTCTTCGACTACACCACCACCCGCTGGCTCACCTACGGCGGCAACGGCGTCGACTACGTCCGCTCCTACACCGTCAGCGGCTCCTCCATGGCCGAGCAGACCACCGAACGATTCGCGCCCGTGGCCAACCAGAAGGCCGCCAGCTGGGACCCGACCGGCACCGCCTTCTGGGCCATGTGCCAAGACGCCTCCGGCAACAAGTACCTGTGCAAGTACTCCAGTCTCGTCCTCACCACGGCCCGGTCGGTCACCTGGACCCGCTACGACAACGTCGGCACCCCTCACGAGTCCAAGCCCTCCCCGGCCTCGGCGTTCTCCCAGACCGCCCGACAGTGGATGCGGATCGAGACCGACGCGCTACCCGCCCTGCCTGATGTCGACGACCCGAACTCGGTCCGGATCTACGTCGGCAACCAGCTCCAGACCAGCGCCGTCACCGGCCAGACCGCCTACACCTACGGCACCACCACCTCCGGGGCCGCGGCCCCGACCAGCGAAGGCTTCCCAGCCGGATCGCCCAAGCAGATCGCCAGCCAGGACACCGACGCCAATGGCCCGCTGCTCCAGTTCAAGGGCAACGGCGACTACCGGCTCGCCGGCAAGAACCTCGACGACACCGCCTGGGTCAACCTGACCCACCAAGGCAGCGCCGGCACCGTCTCGTGGCGGCGCCACAACGGCTTGTTCGAGCTACGCGTGATCGCGACCATGTCCGTCGCCAACGCCACCAAGGTCACCCTGGTGACCACGGCCAATGGGTTCCCGGTTGGCACCTACCCGCTGCCGCAGTCCGCGACCTACATGCCCATCTATGGCGGCTTCGACTCCTTCTTCGCCGGCAACGTGATCCTCAACGCCGACGGGTCGATCGACCTCTACCAGACCAGCGGTGCCACCCGGGCCGCTGTCCGCGCCTACATCAACTGGCCGATCACATGACACACCTCAGCACCTGGGGCACCGACGACTGGGCCGCAGTAGCCGGCACCGCGTCCGTGCTCGTCGCCGCCGCGATCGGATTCCGCCGCCGCGTCATCCCCTGGTGGCGACGCGTCTCCGGCAAGTTCGACGCGATCACCGAGACCCTGGTCGGCCGCGAGGCCATCCACGACGCGGCCACCGGCAAGGAACTCGTCCCGGCCCAACCCGGCCTCGGCGTGCGGATCGCCACCCTCGAGGAGGGCTTCTCCGAGCTCGCCAAGCAGTCGCACCGCATGGACACCCTCGAGCGGCAGATGATGCAGCAGGGCGAACAGCTCCAACTCCACGCCACCGAGATCGCCGCGCTCAAACGCGCCGAGACCGAACGGATCGTCACCCGCGCCGAGTCGGCCCAGATGTGGCGCGCAGTCGCAGACGGCGACCCCGACCTCGCCCCGCCGCCCCCCGCCGACCCCGACGCGCCCGACGCGAACTGATCCCGCTCTCCGCTGCCTTCTCGGGTGGCCGCGGCTCTGCCATGCCCAAGGAGGCACCCGTGCACGTATCGACTGCCAATCTCGACTTCGGCAAGGGCGAGGTCGCCCACCGCCGCTACCTCGAGTACCTCACCGAGCACTGCGACGTGCTGTGCGTACAGGAGGCAAAGCGGATCACGCTGGCCGACCTGCTCCCTGAGGGCTGGAAGACCAACCAGGTCACCGATACCGCAGCCCACCGCGGCTCAGCGGTGTGCTTCAAGGACGACGTCCCGCACGGTGAGCACAAGCTGGTCCTCGGCGCGACCCCGCGCGGCGCCCGGATGCTGGCCCGCTCGTTCAGCGTGCAGCGGATGGCGGTCGCTGGCATCGCAGGCTCCAAGGTCATCTCGGTCCACTACCCGCCCAAGCGGTACGCCTTCCTCTGGCCCGCCTACACACGCGCGCTCGCCGCCGAGATCCGCACCGCCGAACACCACGGCCACCAGGTCCTCGTGGGCGGGGACTTCAACCAGCGGCCCTGGCGGGTGGCCCGCAAGCTCAACAAGCTCGGCTGCCACCTCACCTCCCACGGCGACGGAAAGATCGACGGCTTCCTCATCACCCCCGGTCTCAAGGTCACCCAGTTCCACATCGACCGGTACGGCCTGCGCAACAAGCTCACCGACCACCCGTCACCGCGCGCCGATGTTGCCGCGCGCCCCAAGAGGAAGGCAGCAGCATGACCCAGCGCACCCCGAACGGCTGGCCCGTCAAGCCCCGGACCCGGAAGCTGATCGTCAACGGCGTCGAGTTCGTCGGCGGCATCGCCGACAACGACAACGTCGAGGCCGTCTTCCGCTACTTCTGGACCCAGTACAACCTGCGCGTCGAGCCCCTCCGCAACCCCGGCTGCTGGGGCGGCACCTACAAGCCCAACGCCAACAACGCCGCAGCGCTGAGCAACCACGCCTCATGGACCGCCACCGACGGCAACGCCCCGCGCCACCCGAACGGCATCGGCGTCGACAAGACCTTCACGCCCGAGCAGATCGCCGAGGTCCACAAGATCCTCACCGAGCTCGAGCACGTCCTGCGCTGGGGCGGCGACTACCACCCCACCGCCACCAAGCCACTGGGCTACGACTCCATGCACGTCGAGATCAACGTCCCGCCCGGCCGCCTCCAGGACATCGGCAAGAAGATCCGCACCGGCCAGATCAAGCCGCCCACCACTGGCACTTCGGTCGACCAGCAGGCCGCCAACAACATCGAGTCCGGCAAGCCCATCGCCGCCGTGCGCTGGCCACGCGTTCGGGACCGGATGAAGCAGATCGTCGGCCGCCTACGAAAGGGAACAGAGAAGTGACCCACATCGTCGCCACCATCATCAACGCCAGCCGGAAGGCCAAGGCCGTCATCGACCGGCCCACCGTCCGCCGCTACCTCTACCGCGTGGCCAACGCCGCGGTCGGCGTGCTCGTCATCCACGGCCTCGTCACCGGCAACCAGGCCGCGGCGTGGCTGATCCTGCTCAACGCCGTGCTCGGTCTCGCCGATGCCAAGGTCAAGGCCTGACCACACCTCCCGACACCCACCGGCCCCCGTCACCCAGCCCCACGCTGGCGTGGCGGGGGTCATTCTGCGTCCCGCTTCGGCGTTTCGGGACGGCCGGGTCAGGCCATGTCCTTGAGCGCCCTCGCAGCCAGTCTTGGCCGTCCGGCATAGCCTTGCGTCAAGACCGCGACTCCCAGAACAACCAAGCCCATCCGGGCCAGTGGCCGTGATTCTGGCGGCGCGGCAATCGCAAGGCGGCATGTTATGGCCCCGCACCTTCAGTCTGAAAGATTCGCGCTTCGGTCTCCATACCTCCGAGGCCTTCCTGATGGCGCATGGTGGCCACGCGGGAGACAGCTCAGTCACGAGCTGGCCGGCCTGTTCGCCCTGTGGCCACCGGAGGCGGGTTGGATCTCCCGCGTTCTCTTCTCACCTCCGGACTGGGACGACCATCCCCGGTCGGTGGACACGGGCCACCGCCGAGTCAAGACGGGCAGTTTCCCTCAAGACGACACTCACCAGCTCATTCTCACGATGCTGGACGGAAGACGACTGACCATCAGCGTCATTCCGCCGGACACGCCTCATCTCGTCGTTCGGAGGTTGCTCGCCGATTTCTCCCCCGCCCCGGCGCCTGCTGAGGAGGTTCCGTTTACCGCGGGGGGAACCGACGGCAGCCTCGCGTAGTCACCCTCTGCTCCCGCAGCCCAGCGACAGGTTCCCCGCGACATCGACCCAGACGTGAAACCAGACGTGAAAGAGAGGCTCAGGCCTGGCGGAGTACTGTCGAAGACAGTCGTCACGGACACACCTGGACCGGTTGTTTCTCTGTCGCGGCAGAGAGGCCCAACGATGGCCAGCCAGACCAACCAGCGGCATTCCCTCAGCTACCTCCTCGGCGAAATCATCGACGCACGCGCCAGCGAGCACCAGCAGACGAGGTTGGCGCGCAACGCCGCTGAACTCCATACCGCTCGCGCCCGAACCCTTCGAGCACTACTCAATTACGCGGACCTCATCGATTCCCTTGGGTGGCCCGTCCCACGAAGCGTCTGCATCGACATCGCTCTACACCGTTCCCTGTGTGGCCCCTGGACGGCCCAGCAGCGACATCCGCACACCGCCATGCAGGGCATCAAGCGGCCGGACTAG